GAAGTTAGCTAAGGTAGATGGTACAATATGTAAGAAATGTTATGCTGGTAAAGGTTGTTATACTTTTCCTGCAACAAAAGCTATGTATCAAAAAAGATATGATGCTATTGAGATGAATGAATGGGTAGACTACATGTCAGAACTTATTACATTTAAGTACAAAAACCTAGATAAATCAAGGCTTTTTCACCGTTGGTTTGACTCTGGTGATGTGCAATCTTATTCGCATCTTATGAAAATATTTGAAGTATGTGAGAACACACCCCATATAAAACATTGGTTAGCTACAAAAGAATATCAGATAATAAATAAAATAAAAGAGGAAGATGTTCCTAAAAATTTATGTCTTCGTGTATCTGCTACTAAAGTTGATGGTGCTATTCCTAAGTTTTGGAAGTGGACATCTGGTGTGCATAAAGATAAAAGACACAAGGGTAAAGAGTGTCGTGCATATTTAAATAACAATGAGTGTGGTAGTTGCCGTGCTTGTTGGGATCATAAAGTTAAACAAGTAAGTTACAAGGAACATTAATGGATAAAGAAAAAATTAGCTATCTCGCAGGTTTATTTGATGGAGAGGGAAGTATAACATATAAACAATATTTTCGTAGGTGGTCTAAAAAACCAAGACCATATAAATGTTGGATAATAAGAATGGAAGTTGCTATGACTAATAAATATGTTATTGATTACATGCACAAAATATTAGGCGTAGGAACAGTTAGACCTAAAACAAAAAAAACACCACCATCTGCAAAAACAAAATGGAAAGATCAATGGAGATGGTCATGTTGTTTTAGAGATTCATTAAAAGTATGCAAATTATTTGAGCCTTATGCAATAGTAAAATTAGATCAAATAAAAAAAATCATAAACCACTATGAGGAGAAAAAAGATGACACCAAATGAAATAGGAAAACAATTAATAAATAAAATAGAAAATGAAATGGGAGGCACATTAAATGGGCAAGATGATTATCTTGAAGGAAAAGGAACTCAGTTCTCTTTTGAGTTAAACGGAAAATCTTACAGTGTAGATTTGTGGGATGAAAGTATATTAGATGTTTATAACCAATGACATTTGTTTTTAAGCACCCAAACTATTATAAGCAATTAAAAAAACAAAATGACTTGACAAACAAGTCAAACTATGGTAAGGAAAATCATGATGAAAAAATACAAAATAAGACTAACAGGACTAGGAATAGAAGCAACAGCAATAATACCATTCGAGAAAGAGCCAACATATCAAGAGATAGAAAATAACGTAGCTGAATATTTAAATCACAATCTGATGAAGATTGAACCTAATGAATTTTTATCTGAAGATAAGTATCTAATTACATACGAAGAAATAAAAGCAGAGAGAGTTGTACTTTGAACTATAAACAACAGCTAGCAGTAGTAGAGGGTTTATCTTTACAATCAGATATACAAACCAGAATGGATTGCCCATTTTGTAATGGTAGAAATACTTTCTCTGTAGATACCACAGAGGGTAATCTAAACTGGTATTGCTTTCATGCTTCATGTAGTGCTAAAGGCAAAAAACAAGGAGAAAAAAATATGCAATATGTAGAGAGAGTATTTCATGGTAATAAAGAATTACATATAGAAGATGTTAATTTTAAAATACCAGATAGTTTTCAATCAATATACTCAAATGAAAAAGCTATGCGTTGGCTATCAAATAATAATTGTTGGGAGTCTTGGTCATGGGGCAGAGCAGATTTTAAATATGATGTAAAACAAAATAGAGTTGTATTCTTAGTTAAAAATAGAATATCACATAAGATAGTTGGTGCAGTAGGTAGGGCACTTGATAAGAATACATTTCCTAAATGGTTTATGTATGGTAATAAAGATGTTCCATTTAAATGTGGCGAGTGTAATGATGCAGTAATTGTAGAGGATTGTCCATCAGCTTGTGCAGTATCAAATATATTAACTGGTATAGCAATCATGGGTACAAAATTAAAAGATGTACAGAAGTCACACTTAAAACCATATAAAAATTTATATATATGTTTAGATAGAGATGCTACAACAAAAGCATATGATATGGCAAAAGATTTAAGATCATCTGGGTTTGAAAATATAATTGTTAAACCTTTAGAAGATGACTTAAAATACTACAACACAGAACAAATTAGAGAATTATTTTACAGTAAAGGTAACTCAGATAATTACGAACACAGACCTGTAAAAGATTTTATAGAAAGAGAGGGTAGATGATAGAAAAACAAATGATTAGGCTTATGCTTAATAAAAAATTTTATACACAATACAAAGGCACACTATCTCCAACAGTATTTGGAGGAGATATAAGTTCTTTGTATGATACAATACAAAAGGCACATGAGAAGTATGAAGAAGATATAAAAGTTGATGAGTTATATTCTTTACATACTACCATATTTAATCCTGCGTTAACTCGTGCTGCAAAAGAAAAATTTAGTGAGTTAGTAGAAGATATAAAAGAGGTACAGGAACCTAGCAAAGAGATAGCAAAAGATATTATGCGTATCTTATCTGACAGAGATCTTGCACAAAGAATAGCTATAGAGTCTACTGAAATATTTAATGGTAAAGAAGCAAATTTTAATGAGATAGTAACCATGATAGAAAAACATAAACATGGTATTGATGAGGATAAAGCACCTGCAATTACTCACGATATAAATGATGTGCTAACTTCTCTATCTACAACATCTAAATGGAAATTTAATATCCCAATACTAAAAAATAATATTGGAGGTATAGGTGGTGGCAATTTGATGATTGCATTTGCTAGACCAGAGACAGGTAAAACTGCTTTTTGGGTTAGTCTGTGTGCAGGGCCAAATGGTTTTGCTGAACAGGGTGCGAAGATACATGCGTTTATTAATGAAGAGCCTGCTGTTCGTACACAAATGAGAGCAATATCTTGTTTTACTAGCATGACAAGAGAAGAAATAGTAGATAATTTAGATACTGCTCAATCACATTGGAATGAAATAAAAGATAATATATCTATGTTTGATACAGTAGATTGGTCAATGGATGATATAGATGCACATTGTGAAAAAAATACACCAGATATTATTGTGATAGATCAGTTAGATAAAATAAATGTAGCAGGTACATATGCTAGAACAGATGAAAAATTAAGACAGATATACACAGCTACAAGAGAGATTGCAAAGAGAAGAAACTGTGCTGTGATTGCAATATCTCAAGCATCTGCTGATGCACACAATAGAAATAGTATTTCATTTGACCAAATGGAAAACTCTAAAACTGGTAAAGCTGCTGAAGCTGATTTAATTATTGGTATAGGTAAGAATACTAATTCAGATCCTTCAGATAGAACTAGAACTTTATGCGTAAGTAAAAACAAAATAAATGGTTATCATGGTGAACCCGTGTGCACCATTAGAAAGGAAATAAGTAGGTACGAAGCATGATTACAACAGTAGACGTAGAAACATCATATCAAAAAACAGAGAATGGTGGGTATGATCCATCACCATTTCATGAGGATAATATATTAGTAAGTGTAGGTTTAAACTCTTATTTCGGTGATGAGTATTATTTTACAAATCATAGCGAGAGAATAGATGAGGGTTGCTATCACAAAATACAAGAGACACTAGATAAAACAACTCTATTGGTAGGTCACAATATTAAATTTGATTTGATGTGGCTATTAGAATCTGGTTTTAAATACAATGGCAAGGTATATGACACTATGCTAGGAGAGTATATATTAAACAGAGGTTTAAGAAAAAGTTTAACATTAGAGATGTCTTGCCGTAGAAGAAAGATAGGATCTAAAGATAGTGCTATCAAAGAATGGATGGACAGAGGTGTATCTTTTGAAAACATACCTGCAGATGTTGTAGAGGAATATGGTAAGATTGATGTACAGATAACTAGAAGATTATTTGATTCTCAAATGGCTGACTTTAAATTAACAAAGAACAAAGGTCTATTAATGACAGCAAAGATGATGAATGAGTTTTTAATTGTGCTATCTGAAATGGAAAGAAATGGTATCAATATTAATTTAGAAGATTTAAATAATGTTGAAAAAGAATTTAGAGCAGAGTTTGCATATCTAAAACAAAAGATAGATAAGATTGTGTATGAACAAATGGGTGATACTAAAATTAATTTGTCTAGTCCAGAACAATTATCCTGGTTAATATATTCTATGAAACCAAAAGATAAAAAAAATTGGGCAAAGATATTTAATGTTGGTGTTGATAAAAATAC